GTTGGGTTAATCTTAGCAAAAGCAAAGGCTGCTCTAGCATTGATACCGCCATTGACAGCGTTAGTCTCCGTGCCTTGGATAGTCATTACTACCTCCTCAATATCCTCAGGGACGTGATTGCCCACATTCTGGAACTGATCGATAGAGAAGTTACCCAGGTCAAGACGCTCGCTACCGAAGAGGTTAGTGATCTCTCCTGCGATGGGGTATCTCTTCAGCGTCTCTACAAGATGCCTGATGATCTCCTTGGAGTGATCGCTTCCAGGGAGAGCATAGATGAGACGCAGATACCCACCAAAGAGTGGGTTATACAAATCATAGATCTGATTACCTGACTCTAAGGGCGACTTGTAGTACAGCGTAGAGGGGTACGCCTTCATCTCCCTGAAGATAGGTAGTCTGGTCTCTGTATCCTCGTCACCTCGCTTGAGCTTCATGGCGAAGAAAGTCTGGAAAAGCTGACTGTTGTTTGCGTTCTCCTGACTTTCATTGATCCACTTATGGGCCTCTGGGCTTGTGACAGCTTTTGAATAGCTACCTACAGACTCTAAGGCTCCGAAGACCATCATCGTAGCGAAGTCGATCTCACGGTGATAGACGTGCTCACCTTCAGAGAACATGTCTAGGACAAGGCGCTCCCAGGGATTACCCTTGTAGCTAAACCTAAAGAACTTACCGGCACCGGAATAGTTATGAACACCATCACAGTGCAGGAAGTCATCCTGAATCAACCCTGGGTCCCCTCTGAAGATGAGGTTCGGCATCCCCTTGATAGAGTTGCTATAATCATCCTCGTAAATAGCGTTGATTGGATTTGCGTCATCCAGGTGCCTCGTCACAAAACGAGAGTAATTTGGGCTCTCTATACCTGTTTGATCATCAAACGAGAATACCGAGGATATATAATTCTTTTCTTCCATACTAGTATTCATTAGAGAGCAGCCGTCGAGACGGTGAGCTCATTATTAGTCTGGTTGCTAATCACAAAGTACGAGAGCCTACCATATCGAGGATCCACGTCAAGGCGATGCTCAGTGAAGATATACCCACCAGACTCGACAGACGTATCTACAGACTGCGCATAAGGAAGCCTGAAGTTATAGTCTTGCGTCGTGTGTTGCTTGCCTACCAGCTCTGAACTAGGGATGTTCTTCTGCTTAGCAATCTCCCTGAACGCTTCTGCTGGAGCCATCGATGCGTACTTGTCTCGATCCGTGATGAGGCTCTTAGGGAGCTTCACGAAATGAACAGACACTGGAGTGAGATTCGATGGTGCAGCTGCTACAGCAAGTGTATCGTTACCTAGCTGAGAGGTGATTGCTATACCATCATTGTCATTACCTAGGACGGTCTTGAGACTACCCTTGCTGTCAGCCTCCATGAGACCGAACCTCGGAGCAATAGAGTCTACCGCATTGGTCCTCTCCTTAGCAAGATAAGTTGATCCATCCACCAGGATCTGAAGGATATTGGTATACTTAGCAGAGAAGACCCTATACTTAAAGAACTTCTCTGAATCTTGGATGGGCTTAGCTGTCCCAGAGCCACTACTTATATCCATCCACACGCGCTCTCCGGGTCTAGGCTTGCTGGTGTCCTCCTTAGGAATATCAGCAACTGGGACCTTGCTCACGATCTGCCCATTGAGAGGGGACCCTGGCTTTACGATTCTACATATTCTGAACTTAGTCATACTTAGAATTACGATTAGTATTACTACTGCTACTGCGATCTGAAACGCGAGCTCCATCATGCATGGTACTTAATGAAGCCATACCTCCAGCCATCTTCATCCTTCCTCAGAAGCCTAGAGGCTGTGTAGGTAGAGAAGGTAGGACGCACTTCAACGGTAGCACTGCCAGAGAAGGACGAGCCATCAAGGAACTCAATGGTGTACGTTACTTCCTGTGTTGGATAGCCTGACGCGTTGGTGTTAGGCATCATGAGATCACCCCAGTTAGCTTCCCTAGAGAGGATGGCTGAGTTAGCGCGTCCATAAGGCAGGGGAGCGGCTGACTGGACGAACTTCTCAACCATAGCTGAGCTGTTGAGAGATAGATCGCCAATCCTGTTAAGCTGATCTGGAGCTACCCTTCTAGCTGTGACAGCAGAGAAGTCCCTATCTCCAGTACCACTAGGGATGAATACATTCGTCCTGCGTTCCTCACGAGCTGCGTTGTTGAGTATCTGTCCCCATACGAACTCGTCGATGTGGAGTCTCCTGCCAGCTGAGCCATAGAGATCGAAGTTACCGATCGTCTTGTTGTCAGGGAAGTCATAGGTCTCCCTATCAAGGTGAGGCCTGTAGTCAAACCTGAAGGAGCTCTCAAAGTCACCACATCTGATCTTCAGCCTACTAACGTTGTCTTTCAGCTTATTGAAGGTCTCGTCAGTGATATCGAGGTAAGAGCCAAGCTGAGGACGTACCACAGCGTTATTCATGCCATCGTTGGTAGCCTCTGCCTGAGCTACGAGGTGAACACCTACACCGATGTGACCGCTGTACATCTCCTCAGAGATAAGGTTCTTAATAGCTTCCTTGTCGGTAGCTACAGGGATGTCACCCACACCACCACCGCCACCTTCATTCTCGTCGGCATCGCGGTAGTTAACCACAAGTCCATGGAGGGGATGTCCGGGCTTGTTGATCCTGCAAATTCTAATTCTTGACATACTTGACAAATGGGAAGTTAGACGTTCTTGCTGACAGTTCTCTTACGATGGTGGCCTTGTCCACTACAGTGCAGAGGACATCACGATCGTTGTTGATAGGATCGAGGATGCCTACACGCTTATAGACGAGCGTTGTCCTACCATCCCTCACTACCTCACAGAGAGAGTATGTAGCGAGCTCTAGGCGTGCGTACTTGTCGAGGAGTGCATCGATGGTCTTTTCATCGTACCTACGTGCCTCGCCCTTCCTCAGGAGCACTGAGAGGACACCACGAGTGCCGTTAGGGACAACGTCCTCTACAAACTGCACCACATCCACGTAGTCGACAGCGATCTCATTCTCGATGATAGGACTTACGAACTCTTCAGGACCGCACTTCTCGTTGGGCTTATCGCGTTCAGGCATCCTAGTTACAGACAGGATCTTGCCAAAATCCTTTCTCTTGCCATTACCTTCCTCACAGACCTGGTATGCATAGATCCCCTCTGGCAGGCCAGCGTGATACGACGCAAGGTTGTAGTCTGCGCGGTTGAGGAAGACGAACGTACATGAGGGTTGTGAAGGCTGCTCTGGTTCTGGTTGAGGAGGGTTAGGAGTAGGATCCGGCTGGGGCGTAGGAGGCTTAGGCGTAGGATCAGGGGTAGGACTAGGCTCAGGTGCAGGAACAACACCACCACTGCTAGTGAAGGTGTATAGCCATTCCCACGTCCTCTTGTTGTCGTAAGAGACATAGAGCTTGTTATCCTCTACCTTGAACCTAGGCGTGATGCCAGGAGCGCCATCCTTGCCATTAGCACCATTAGAGCCGTTGATACCATCACGACCATCACGACCGGGCCTACCATCGACACCATCCCTACCAGGACGACCTTCTGCACCATCACGACCTGGGAGACCCTGTGGACCACGAGCACCATCAGCACCTCTCTCACCGGGATCACCCTTATCACCCTTCCTCACTGCATCGATGTACTTGGGGTCACCTTCGACATCTACACAGATCTGGTCCATACGGAAGACCTTGATAACGACGTTCTCGCCGACGCGGATCTTACCGTTCTTGAAAGCACCACCGCTGGTGAGGTCAAGGACAGTGTTACTGGGGATGTTGATAGTCTGCCCATCAAGATCGTAGGTATAGCGAACATCGTAGATAGTGTTCTCCTTATCGATCATGTGCTGCTCGAGGAGGTTGGTCTTGTCGACTATGTTCTTCCTCATGTAGACATACCCATACCCGAGATACTCGGTCTCTGAAGCCTTGCGGTCTGCGAAGGACAGCTCGTTCTTATCGTTGAACCTCAGGTCCTCGCTATTAGGCAGGATGCCAGTAGTGCGGATACCAATGAGGTAAGCGATGACCTCAGGAGAGAGATCCTCAATACCGATGTTACCCTTTGCATACTGCACTGCTTCCTCAAGCATACACCTCGTGACATAGGTCTGTGAGATCACATGACCCTCACTGTCGGCGATAGCCCTGTCAGCGATGATCTCCTCAATAGGAGCACCGAAATACTCGGTAGGTTCAGAGACGATGTATCCCTGCCCGGAGATGAAGTCCTGGAAGGGATTAGTGCTTGAGGCTTCCCAGAAGCCATCGATACGACACTTGTACATCGTGGAGGTGACAAGCGTCTCACCCACGAAGGCGTGATCACCTACCCTTGGGCGACGGACAGCTGCCTCAAGCTCACGCTTGGTACCGAAGAGCCCCTTGAAGGAACTTGATCCTGAGGAGAGCCATTCCCAGTTACCCACGTTCTTAACATCCTCAGATCGCGTCGACGCACCGATATACCTCACCACTTCCCACAGACCGGAGTCCATATCGAAGTATGAGTAGACAGATCCCGCCGTCTTGAACGAGGGGATCTGCTTCTTGTCGACGTAATCCATCAGAGCTTCGATAGTCCGTACGCTAGGCGGCACGGAGTGGTAGGTTGACTGATCCACAGAGAGGAGGTCCGCTACCGTGGCCAGGACATTGACGTTGCCCTGCACGATAGGAATCTTCTCATCTCCTCGGAGTGGGGCGGACTCTGGGAAGTCCGTATCCCTCCTACCTGTAAGGGAGGTCATCTTATCCCTTAACTCGAAAATGTTACTCATATATTAACTACTTCTTTTTACCAGATACCACCTTGGCACTGGCTGCCTTTGCAGCTTGCTCCTGGATCTCCAGTTGTCGCTGCTTGTATTTATTGTTCGCTTCCAGCTTCTCCTTCTCGAGCTTCATCTTCTCATCGAACTGCCTATCGGACTGCTCAAGAGTCTTCTGCTCTTCCTCAGAGAATACGTCGTCGTCGATACGGAAGATTGTCTGACCGAAGCCGAACGCTTCCTTCATCTTAGCAATCTCAAGCTGGGCGTCCACTTCACGTTGACTAATTCGGTCCTTGAGATCGAGCTCAGCCATCTTGAGCTGCATTTGCTGTTCTGCAGCCTGCTGTTCAGCTTGCTGTTGAGCCTGTGCCTGCTCAGCCTGACGTTGACGCATAGCCTGCTCACCTTGCTCAATAATGCTTGCCTTCTCAGATATTGAGGTAGACTGGTAGAGTTTGATGATAGAAGAGAAGTCAATGGCCTGATTTTGGAGAGCGGCCTGAGCCAGCATATCCAGCTTCTGATTGACCTCCATCGTCCCACGAGAAGAATCAATAGTGATACCATAGTCGCACTCTGCAAACTCTTCTCCTCCGACAGACATGATCTGCCTGGACTGGTCTGGCAGGATGTACTCAAACTTCTTTGACCCATAGCGTAGTGAAATCTTTGCGACCTCGAGGAAGCATTCTAGCGCGCGCTTCTTGACATCCTCATGGATAGTGAAGATCCACTCGGTGATATACGATGACTGCAGCGTGGCGCGCTCGACACCTCCTACAGTCTCCCTATTGTAGATCTGACCTTCTCGCTGCCTAGATATACCTGCCACATCGGACATCTCCTCCTTGATAGAGGCTAGAAGCTGGACGTGGTTCATGATCGATGAGGAGAGGTCAAGGTCAATAGAGGCAGCTACGTTGTTGTTCAGCGCGCCGGCTAGCTTACCCTTAGCTACACCAACCTTCCCTTCCTCAAATGAATTGGTCACGACCATCTTCATCTTCCTCAGGACAGACCACCACTTCTCGTACTTCATCTCGGCTGGGAGCTTTGCCATATCCAGCTGGACTACCTTACCGATGTTGTCGTAGATGATCTTGTTGAGCTTATCATGCACGAGGTTGTACATGTAGCTATATGGCTTCATCATATCGACGAGTGAGTAAGGCTTGTCCTCGCTGAGGTTGTAGATACTACCTACTATACCGAAGTGACACTTGGAAGGATTAGACAGCCTGTTGAACTGGATCTTCCTGGGACCGAGGTTAGCGTAGATATCCTCTCCGATGAGTACACCTTCCCAGGCCTCGTTGATATACATGATCTTCGCTGTTTCACCCGCGAGCTCATCCACCTTATAGTCACTAGGCATGAGGGTAGACACCTCAGCACCGGTCATAGGATCTATAGAGGTGATCTTCTTCACCTGTCTAATGGACTTCCAGTAGACCTGCATGACGCGGACGTTACCTTCAAAGTCATAAGGTGTGAGACGCGTGACGACATCATTGCCATTGTAGATAGCTGTATCATTGGGCCCAGAGTAATGGATGCCAAAGCGACCGAAAATCTCTGCGACAGTGAAGTTGTCTCCTTCACCACCTATAAGTCCTGAAGAAGAGCCAGAGTGTATTTTATCGATCTCTTCCCTTGACAGGCTATCTCCATAGATGTCTAGGATGCGTGAAGGAGACCAGTAGTCCTCCACCACGACGATGTCAGCATCCTCAATACTACCCGATGATCCAGACTTGAAGACTCGCACCTTCATAGGGTCGAGACGTTCGATAGTCGGTTCACCAGCGACGATGTCACATCTATAGATCTCCTCACCAACGATGAGTGCATCAAGGAATCCCTTGTTGAACATCAGCGGCAGGGAGAGTTCAGAAGAGTAGTGCTTGAGGAAGGCATTACCGCGGATCTCGCGTAGGTCTTGCCACTTATAGGCATACCTATGCTGTATCTCGTTGAAGGCCTCCTTGAGTTCAGCCTCATCGGTGATACCTGATTCCATGACAGCCATGATATTCTCCATCACCTGTTGCTTCTTCATCTCCTCCATGTCTGATACCGCGGTGGGGTTGGTCACGATGACACGATAATCAAAGGGCCTACGCGACTCTTCACCGAGGAGGACGTTGATCTTAGAGTTGATGATGGGGAAGTGCTGAATCTTACCAGGCGCATCGGAGTCAGCGAAGCCATAAGGATTAAAGAAGGACGCCATGTCCTCCTTATGGATGATGCCATTCATGAGGTCATAGTTGATCTTCTTCCTTGCGATACTGTGTCTTACGGACGATGAGGAAACCACAGAGGATGTACCCTTCGCCCAGTCCACGCACTGGATGCACCAGTCACGTGTCTTCTTGCTATTAGGGAGATTCTGTTGAGGAAATCCACCCTTTTGTTTCTTTTCGTTCATACTAACCCTGACAGACTATTTAGGCTTAAAGATAAGGACTGCGTTTACCGCCACGTAGATTGCGATCAAAGAAGCTCATCTTCTGATCTATTTCCTCTTGCTTCTCCTCATCATGCTCTTGGAAGTTGATGAGCATCGACTCGCGGTAGAGCATGAGGATACCCATAGCTGACACGCGGTCGAAGTTACCTATGTCGTTCCAGGCTATCAGCTCCTGAAGAAGAGCACGATTCTTTATCCTGCATAGGTTGGGTATCTCATAATCGTAGACCTCACCCTCGTCTGTCTGACGTGTGACACTCACAGGCATCACAAGCCATTCGGCCAGCTTCTTCCTAGCATAGGCGTTGATACCGGCAGTAGCCGTCACACCCTTAGCAGCGTTACCAATAGGCCTAGCCTTGAGGAGGTCTCTATCACGAAGGAACTCAAGGGTATCCTCAAGGAGGTGTGTGAGGTTATACCGTGAGCAGTAAGCGAACAGACCCTTCTTGTTATTCTCATAGCAGATACGGCAGTCGTAGAGGATGGCTATGTCGCAGCACGTGCGGTAGAAGTCATCCGAGAAGCTAGGTCTGCCGGTGTACTCACATACGATCTCGTCGGTGAAGAGGTCCAGGACGAAGAACGATCCTAAGGAGGAGGTATCTGCCTGGTCATTGTCGTATGGGTCCATAGCGGCGATGTACCTACCTTGCTGCACCTTGCCGTTAGCATCCTTCTCTGGCATAGCGAAGATCTCGACATGCCCTGCAGACTTATTGTCTGGCAGTGGGAAGTTACGGATGGGAAGGTCACTGACAGGATGCACGCTCACGTCATAGCCCTTGCGTGATAGCTCACAGGAGATAACACCTGCATAGAAGGATGGATCATTATCTATCTCTGCAAGTCTCTCTCTCAGCGCGTGAGAAGGGAAGTAGCTAGCCTTGACCTGCAGGATAGCCTCCTGAGGAACGATAGGCATTTCCGCTATCCTTCGTATCAGCGTGTCCTGGTTGGTCGTGCTGTACTTGATGCGATACCTATCCATCAGGATCTCATAAAGAGCCCTGGTTACGTCAGATACGCCATCGCTGTTATAGCACCCCTTTCGGTTTACGTATGCTGGGAAGAAGAAGCAGAAGCGATCCTTGCTACCACCGGTGGCCTTGTCATAGACATTAGGCACGTTATAGACCTTGTATGCTACAGGGTGATACATGATCTCCTGTGCTGAGGAGAACTCAGACGCATCAGAGCCAGCCGTACCTACACCATAGATAAGCGCGAAGGTCACACCACCCTCCTCAACAGAGTACATGATGGTGTTGTACAGGTCAATGAGGGAGGGGAAGGAACCGAACTCCTCGATGAAGATCCAACCACGCTTACCACGCGCCTTAGAGTCATCATCCTTGACAGGTAGGCCCATGACCACGTTGTTCTTCCCTTCGACAGCACCAGTATGAGGATTGACGTATGCACATCGCCACATCATATCACTCATGCTGTTCCTCACGAGACTATTGGGCCACTCAGTGTGAGACCTAGCGAAGTTCATCATCGGCTCGAACTTAGACAGCGTACCGTCCTTGTCTTGCAGGTATTCCTTGATATAGCCTAGGAGCACGCTGGTCACGCGCTTCTGAACCTTCTTTGACTCGCCGACGAGGAGACGCTTGGCCATGAGTGAGGCTAGAGAGTAGGACTTACCCGCACCACGACGAGCTAGCTCAAAGGCGTGATTACCACCCTGGAAGGCATTGTACATACCACCGTTACGCGCTTGGTGTAGGTAGTGGTATCTCCAGTACACGCCCTCCCACATCTCAGGGAATGCTTCCACGCGGTCAGCAACACCGGGCTGATCCTCTCTGATCCTAGAGACCATGATAGGACTGTAGTTGAGGTAGTAGTACAGATCACCTGTTATCCACTCACCATCGGACTCTCGCACGTAGCCATCAAGGACTCTCCTCGTCTCCTCACGAAGCCATTGCCCGAAGGGAGATGAAGGGTTGGTGTTAGGCTTGAGCTTGGTGTAACAGCCGTGCTTCTCAAAGTGTATAGCTGCAGGCCTGAAGTAGTCCATATCCTCAATGATGTGAGGATGGGCTATGTCTACTATGATACGGCCGCGCTCATCACGTGGGAGGTCCTTAGCGTGCTTGCGGTGTGGGCTTATGAGGTGCTGGATGAAGGGGACAGACTGGATGAAGTCATCCATCTGTTCCTTCACCTCCTCAGGCATATCAGGTGTGAGGACCTCTAGCGGTGTCTGATATTCATTAAGCTCAATCGTCATCGTCACTAAAGTCAAAGGCATCCTCACCCACAGCCTTCCTCATGCTACCTCGGATAGCGGAGCTCTCCTCAATATCAGAGTTCATACTCCTCTCTACCTTGTTGAGCGTGGTGATAAGATCCGGAAGCTGCTTAACGGTGTTAGTTATTGTATTAGGCTGATAAATAGGTTTACCCTTATCATCGACCGCGTGGAAGTCGATCTCCTCTAAGAACGCAGAGAGCTTATTTACAAGCATCCTTGTGCTTTCAAGGATCTTGGCCGATGCAGGCTTGAAGGACCCATAGAATGTGATAGCCTCAGTAACGAGAGGGGATGGGGCCCATCCGGACTCCATCCCTAAACCCTCTACGATCATCTTTGTCCTTTCCTCAGGATCAGTGTACATCTGGTACTCTGACCTGGGGTCGGCAAAGAAGTATATGAATGCCAGCTCCAGCTGCGCCGTGACCTTATTCTTGGACTTATCTTTCTTCCAGATATCGGCGAATGGCTTGAGGAGGTATGCTTCTTCAGAGATCACTATGTCAAGCCCTTCCTTCTTGAAGAGCTTGATCATAAGATAATCCTCTTGTCAGGTACAATTATCTTAGAGGTGTGCTGCTGAGCGGCTGTCGCAAGCTCATTCTGCGATGTGATCTCCGTTTCCAGGATCTCTGCATCAGCCACACCATAGAGGTCTCCTTCGGTAACAATGAGACATTCTACGCCACCGATCTCCAGGGCTGGTAGTTCGATGTGGGCCTGCTCACCTTCACCGCGGAAATGCCTCATGATGTTCACAAGGACGATATCTCCAGGCTCACAGGTCCTGACGCTCGTACCCACATAGACAACACGCATAGGCGTGATCTTAGGGTCGAGGTACTTCATGATGATGTTCCTCTCCTTGAACTTTGAGTCAGCCAGGACGTCCACATCTACAGGAGAGACGACCACATGGTTGAACGAGGGCTTAAAGCTCTTGATCAGCAGGCCCTTCATCTTCGTCTTGATTTCTTTCATTCTTCTTATTTCTAAATGCGCCCAGGCCGTGGATATTCACAGCCTTAGGGCTTCGTTCTTTGATTATATCCTTTACCGCGGCCCAGTACCCATTGTAGATGGCTTCTACCTCATGAGGAGAGAGTCCATAGGTCTTGGCTACCGCGATGTAATGGTCTCGTAACGCCTTGCTTAGCGTCTTGCTATTCAAGATCATGGTACGAAGATACTACATTCTACTTCTTGATAGGCTCATACCGCTTCTCTGCAGCGGCCTTACGCTTCTGGTGGTAGTAGTCAAACGCTTCCTTCCTTATCTCATCTCTGATGGACTCATTCTCGCCACCTCGCTTAGTAGCGGTTGAGGAGAGATAGCTATCGAAGACCTGCTCGAACCTCTTATACTCTGGTGACTTGGGGTTGTTGCCTGCGTGCTTCTCAGCGTATGCTTGTCTGAGGGTATGCATATAGACTGGGTACCTGTCATCACCTGGGTAGTATGCAGCCATGTTCATCATGGGGTCCTTGTTATAGCCACGCTCCTTTGATGGGTTGTAGAATATCTCCGCGGGTGTCTGATCTAGTGCAGCCTTCTCCAGCTTGCCTTCCTTGTACAGCTTAGCTGCTTCAGCTTCGGCTGAGTTTACAGCCATATAAGAGTTTGGTACGCCTTCCATACCGCGCATCTTGGCTCTGACGAATAGGTCTGCCATCATACGACCGCGCATATCCTTGCCATAAACCTTGTTGACATCCTGGTCTCCTTCTACCGTTATCATACTAGCCGCCTTCTTGACTGGGCTAAGAGGATTCTCTTTGATCCCAAGAGCTCCCTTCATAGTGCGGACAATACCATCCATACCCTTCTGGTACTTTGTCGCTGTCTCATCAGATGCAACAAAGCCTACCAGCCCCTTAGCTGCCTTGCCAGGTAGAGAGCTCGCACCATCAAACATTGAGGCGGTGCCGTGTATGAACTCACCAGCTGTACCAAGAACATTGTTGCCAACACCACTAGGATTGACGAGACCTGCATGGCTTCCTATCCTATAGCCAGGTATATCATCACCCACTTCGCCAGTGTTATACCTAGGCAGCTTTTCAGGGTCGTACTTCCCATGTAGTGCGGCGTTAGAGGCTATAGCTGAAATCCCCACATCAGCAGCTGTAGCCAAAGGGCCAGCCCACTTCATGAACTTAGAGTACTTCGCAAACTTAGCTAGCTTAGCGCCACCCTTGAGAGCCTTAGCTCCTACAATGGTCTCCTCAGCCTTAGCTGCCTTACCAAACCAAGAGCCAGCCTTCTCAGCCTTATCTGCATATTGAGTGGCATGCTCGGCAATAGGTACTATCACTTCCTTCCTCATGACCCTATCGGCGATATTCCTACCTACAGCAGCAACACCATAGGCGGTCCTCGCAATGGGCTTCACAAGGGTCTTACCACCAGAGTAGGCAGCATTGACACCCACCCTACCGGTGATAGCGGCTAGTGTAGCACCTATAGACCCTATAGCCCCAGCATTAGCTAGCTTAGAGACGATGTTCCCGGTGTCACCATCGTTAGCTACGTTGTTAGGCTGGCTTATGTACTCGCCAAACCCAGTAGTATTGACAGAGCCATTGCCACTACTGTAGAACCGCTTGACCTTGGTAGAGTCAGCGGCACCACGTAGAGGTGCTGATATTTGTGGTTGATTATCTTTTGCCATATATGTACGTACTATGTTATGCCACAAAGGTAAGGCATAACTATATGGCCTGAGGAAAGAGGACATTGTGGTGGCGTATAAAAGGCGACGCCCACCCTATGGAAAGGTGAGCGTCATTGTGAGGCCTCGGTGTCAATCGTCCGACCTCACGTTAGAAAGGCTGTGGTTTGCCTTTTGATTGGCAGGGGCTCTTAGGTATCTCTTTGGTGTCCCCCATTCGTGAGTAATAAAGTGTACCGAGCTATAGTCTAGAACTACGCTATCTCACACCACTATCCGCTTGACCGACCTATCAGTTGCGGACCATCGCCTTCGGGGATAGGGCCCTACAAGCGCAATGTGTTGCTGTCTTCCTCATGAGGAAAGAGCAGTGATAAGACCTGACCGTAGGGAATCAAACCCTATCCTCGTCAGAAGTACCTACAGTACCAGTCAGTGTAGAGTGTGGGGGAATCGAACCACCGCGGCACCGCCACCCAGCACAGCTAGGCCCAAGCCTTTGGATCACACCCTAACGCCCCGAGGGGCAGAGATAAAAGATAAGATACGATGCAGAAAGGTCGCCACACTTCACCGCAAAGGTATATATAATCCCCAACCTACCAAAACACCATGCGCCACTCTCCCGAGTAGCGCACAGCTGATAGACAAACTTGAAATGGAAATTATGGGGCTAACCCCACAACCCAAGAATAACGATAAGATTTATTACACAGCAAAGATACTACCCTCTCCTTAAATCCCCAAAAGCAATACGCACCACCTTCCCAGGCAGTGCGTACCAAAATCAAGCTACACTTGATTAGCCAATTAACCTATTATATCCACACCACAAAGGCACAAAAGATATGCGCACCACCCATGAGAGTGATGCGCAGACCCAGTTTAACAACTAACCTAAATAGTATGGGAGACTCAACAGTGCAAAGATACACCTTTATACGAGAACATGCACCACCCCGAGGAGCAGTGCATGTAACCCTAACTAAACAATCAATATGAAGCCAATTACCTACCGCCACAAAGATAATACATATCAAAGAAGTATGCATCACCCCGCATAGAGATGATGCATACAAACAATGGCACACACGAGGGGAAGACTCCCCTACCGCAAAGATATGCATAAAAGTGATACGCGCTATCTTCTCAGACAACGCGCACCTGTAATACTATAAACCAATGGAAATATGATGTGCTGGGAAAAAGCTCAAAACCCAGCAACACAAAGGTACACATAAAACAAATACGCGCTACCCATCCCGGGCAACGCGTATCTAACCGATAAATACCAAACAGTTATGTCGAAACTTCTCACACCAAAGATACATACTTCTTCCTCCTCAACAAAAATACTCAGGATAGTCTACGCCATCCTCAACCAAAATACCCACACTATTCACACCTCAACTACCCTGCACACACCACTAAGTCCGGCACCTACACAGCACCCACTCAAGACCACTAAGTGCATCTACTACTTCTTCCTCAACCAGAATACACCATCCACTCCTCAACCATAGTACCCATACTAATCGCGCAGATGACCACCCTATTAAGGTCAAAAAAAATATGACTGAAAAATTTTTGAAAACCACTCGATTTACAAGCGCTCACTGCTCCCGCTTCGGACCCCCTCCGGCTTTCAGCTCCCGTGTTGGTACCCCCGGGTCCGGGGATCATTCCTTATCAGGGAGCGATGGGTACCACAACGAATGTGGGTACCCCACCGCTGAGCATAGCGAGCGACACACGTCATAGCTCGCACCATAGACCTCACCAGTGCAGGACGCTGGCCAGGTCAACAGCGCCAAGGACACAGAGTCCAGTGCACAGCTCAGCAAGGGGTGTAACCCAGCTCCATATCAAGGGTGTATTACCACTCTCCTTTCCTCAGGAGATAATACACCAACCTCTGCGCGAGGCAATCCTCGTGATCAAGGCAATGACACCTCCAGCAACGACTGAAATGGTCGGGTAAATGGATGGATCGGCGGGAGGGGCTGTCTCCTTCTCCGTCCTTTTCAACTTTCCTGGCTATGTGTGTTGTAGCTGATGCTACGGCTATACTTAGCTGTTGTTGCCTTGTGTAATCTGTCGTACGCCATCCTGGGTAGGGTGGTGTTCATCCTTATTGTTTCACTTCCTAACACCTTACTACAATGGAAGCAATCAAGAACCTCCGTGAATCGTCCGTCCTTCTGTCTAACCTTAATATCTCCAGCTATGATGAGCTTGCTGAGCGCATCTACTCCTTCAGTCGTGTTGAGGAATGCCTCTACTATGACACTAATGAGGATGAGTCTATGGGATGGGTCGAGAAGATCGTCCTTGACAGTGCTGAAGCGAGAGATAGAGACCTTATGGCAGGCATTAGTATGTTTGCCACTGAGGAAGAGTATCGTATTCTCTACGGCAAGCTATGTGGGATGGCTCAGCTGGATTACTGGCTGGACCTCGATATGGAGCTAACTCAGAATGCGGCTATCGCCGCTGAGGAGATGGCGAGAGAGTCGGCCTTCATCAGTGATGAGTTCGAGGTATTCTTCGACGAAGAGACCGGCGAATACAAGACCGTTTACGTCGGTGAACGTCTGACCGCCGAGGATTACGAGGAGATGGAGTGTCTCGAAGCTGACGACAGCTACGACCCTAGCCTCTACGAAGCAGACGCTCTCCCCTTCTAACAACAGCAGTCACCTTCCCCACACCGGGGGAGGTGGCTTTATCATACTAACCCTATAATAACAACACGATTATGAACGCATATAGAATCCCACAGGAAACGCTCAAGCAATTCGGTGAAGCACTCTCAGACGAAGCTATGCTCGATGAGCTGCACTCTACGCTTGACCTATGTCTAATCTCTGAGGAAGACGGAGTCATCTTTGCTATACAACTCGTTAAGGCTCACCGTGAAATGGCTGAATTTATGGAAGAGTATGCAGAGAAGGAGGACTACCTAACCGTCCTTAACGCAGCTGAAGACGAGAGGGATCGTCGACGCTCCCTGCGTAGCTTCATTGATGATGCTATCCGCGACCAGCGGGCTCACATCAAATACCAGGAGGTCCTCGCTGGAAAGACCGACGACCTACCATTCTAAAACCCTGAAGGGGGAGGAGGGCTAAAGCCTCCCCCATACTTAACAATAACCGCCTAACAGCACAACACCTACAGATATGAATACTATCAACGTCAACAACGAGATCACCGCTATCATCAACGCAGCTAAGACCGCCATACCTAATGCCGGCACCAAGGATAGCGCAGTCGTAAACTATCGCCTTGCTTACGAAGCCATCGTCAAGCTGATGAGCAAGGCACCCATCCTACAGTTCGTACCATGTCTAATCATTAGATGGGCACAGCCCAGCCAGAAGAAGGCTACGCTCCTACGTGATGTCCTCGACAATCGCGTACGCAAGTATGGGCTCCTGAGGAAGGTAGCAAGCTCTCTTCCCTCCTTCTATGTCCTGATGGGTGGTGCTATAGCACACCT